AGATATCTTTCAGGTTTCAAATAGTCAATGAACCATCTAAGTTCACGTCTTACTCCATTCCATTTTTTATCATCATGAATACTTATATCTATTATAGATTTATTTACTTTTTCTTTATATTCTTCTACTTCATATGTTTTAGCTGAATTAAGCAATGGATATAATTGATTCTTCCATATATTTTCATAAGAGAATTTCCATATATGTTTTTTGCTTCTTATATTTTTTATAATAGCATCAGCAAGATTATAAAAATATTTTTTTTCATTATTATATTTTACTATTTGCATATCTCCCGGTTCACCATCACGAACGCCGGGGGTTTTGAAAGATGATTCAAAGTAAATTGCATTTTTACCACCAAATTCTGTAACACATTTTAGTCTTTTATTTAATACTAATAAATTATCAGATATTTTTGCTTCAAGTAAAACATTAGGTGATACTTCTCTATAAGATGCAAATATAAAAATATTAGATATACTAAAAATATCAGCTACAGCTTTTCTTGGAAATGGTCTTAATTCGGTAATTTCATGGGTAAAAAGAAAATCTTCTCCATCGACTAAACCAAGATTTTTCATATATTCTTTTTTCTTTTTTATATCGTTTAAAACTCTACTAGCATTCCCATTTGCTAATACTAATGCAACTTTTTGTCCTCGATCTTTCAATGACGCAAATATTTTTATAATAGAATCAATACCTTTAGCGTTCATCCTTGTAGCACAGTGAGGAAAAATTTGTATTATATCTTTATTTGGTATATCTAATTTTTTAGTTACTTTCCATGCTAGAGGATGAAAATCTTGAAAAGATCTTATATCTTTTGGATTCCATACGCATTTTACATTTTTAGGATCAGTATTATACATTTTTGCAACACCATCAATTTCACTATTATTCATATATACTAGTGTTGATCTGGGTGGCATTTCATTTCTTAATGTATCAGGATATTTTGCATCTGGATTTGGATATGTCCAAGCTGAATGAATCCAATGAAACCAATGTGCTTTTAAATACTTAGCGGCATTTTTCATTGCTTGATTTTGTGGTAGGAAATTTCCACCTCTTTGATACATCATATCACAAGTTAAAATTATATCATAATCTTTTAATAATTTTATATATTCTTTTTCAAAAAATTTTACTCTTTCTTTAAATTTTAACATTTTAGAAATATTTTTTAATACATTTCGTTGATTTGGATATATATTAGTATTGCAGTTATCATTTACTAGAAAATCAAAATCGACATTAAAATACTCTAAAATTCTTGCCCTTTCAAGCCATCCAACATGAAGTGCATAGCTATCTTGAAAACTACCAAAATGTGATAGTATACAAACTTTTTTATTTTGTAACATATTATCCTCCTAACATATTTTATGTTGTATCATTTTTATTTGGGAAAATGTAGTACTTATATAGTATTTCTCCATCATCATCATACCAAGGTGGAACAGCTTTAATGTAGGTAGATTCAGCTTCATGTCCAGATGCGCCAGAAGTATAGGTGGATTCTGTTCCCATATGTGCCCAAGCATCTTCATCAGCATAGTATTTTGTGATAATTTTCTTTATCAGTGCTGAATTAGTAATTGGTCTAAATAGATATCCATGAACAGTAAACTCCATATTGTATACTATATTTCTGTAATCATCATCTGGAATATCATTTGATATATCTGGTGATACACTATTAAAAATTACTTTTAAATCTAAATCAGCATCAAGTTCTGGAATTTTTATTTTTATGAATATATACGGATTATAGAATGGAAGTATTTGTTCAATAATTTGATCAATATCTGTCATATTTAATGCCCAAATACTTACACTAAAATTTATATTATAAGGTGATGGATTTGGAAATCTTTCTATTATATTACTACCACTTACATCTTTTGTTCTTGTTATTTTAAATTGCTTATTTACTATTCTATTTGTATCAAGCTCTAAACCTGTCATTTGAACTGATATCATAGGATGCATTTGTTCATCTTTTCTTTCTTCTAACCAGTACCAAATTTTTCTTTTTACTCCAAATTTTACAGGTACTTTATATAATTGTGTAAAATTACCATTTTCATCATATCTTGCCACTTGAATGTCATTTAAAGTATCAAGAAATTGAATAATTGTTTTTCGTAAACCTTTTAAGTAGTAATATTCTCTCATTTGTTAGTATCCATATATTGATTTATCTGTATCAGAATAATCATGTATTTTATCACTTTCTTCTTCTAACCATTCATTATCACCATAAGCTGATAATGGATTAGATAAAGTATTAATTGAATCTGGTAGTATGGATTTAGCTGAATCAGTATCAGAACTAAATCTATAAGGTCTAAGTGCAAATTCCCATGCCATTTTACCTAATTGAAATATTTTTGATTCTTCATGTACATCAATTACTTCATAGTTAAAATTGTTCCATTCTGTTTGTATAACATCACCAGGCTTTGGATGATATGATGCACTAATATCTCTTGAAAAAGTAAATTTTGGTATTGATGCATATTGTACTATATCTTCTGAATTTATACCAAAACTACTTGTTAATGTTATTTCTTGAGTAACATCATATACTACTTTTGATTCAAATGGTCCTAAATATGATTCATTTTGTTGTTGAGCTTCACCATATAATGTATCTAACTGAGTTTTTGATTCATCAAGTATATAATACTTTATTTTTATACCAGAAATATCAACAAATTCTGTGATATAATTAATAAATAAATCATGTTCTACATTATCATTTAAATCATATAATTCCCATTTTGGTTTTATTAATTCGCTTATTTTAGTCATTATTTACCTTCAAATAGCATTTGTCTTATTTGATTTTCATATTTATCATCTATTGCATAATATGATTTACAGTCTAACATTATTTCACCATTAAAATTATCCATCATTTTTTTAAAATCTTTATTTTTTTTATATCCATCAATTATAATTTTTATTTCTTCTTTATACATTTCAAATTTTTTAGCTAATTTATGTGTTGAATATGGTATATCTTCATAAAGATCTTCTATTTTTGGGTTCCAATAGTAGTCAAATTTTCCTATCGGTATTATTATATTTGGTGTACCATATTGAATTGACCACGCAACATCAGTTGTTACAAATACAGTTTCACTTCTTAATTTTACCCCAAATTTTTTCTTAAATAATTCGTCTATATAATTATGTAAAATTTTAGGCATATTTAGTGGTTCTCTGTCTTTCCTAACTTCTCTTATTTTAAATTCAAAAGAAGTGTACATACCTTTATATAAAAATTTCTGTCTTGGATTTTTTCTTTTTACTAAATTTATATATGGTTTACATAATTTTTTTACTGATTCTAATTCATCAGCAATTTCTTGCAAAGACATATTTTCATTTATATAATTTATTAATCTCATAACTAACCTATAAGTATTTCACCGCCAACATAAGATTCTTCTTCTTTTAATTGTTCATATAGTCTTTGCATATCTTCTCTACCTTCAGCAATTAAATCAGATCCATCAAGTGCAATACCAGTATTACCAATAGAAGTAAAATTTTCAAATTTTCTTCGTATTCGTCCTAATGTAACTTTTGCCATAGCTTCTGCATAATCTAATATCCATTGTGATCCGTAAAACCATTCATCGCTATCACCTTCTTTCCAATTATCAATATAAGTACTTCCTTCTACCATTGAAGCTCTTATTAGTGCATATCCTGGTGAATCAACTGTTACTACTTCACCATTTTCATCTATTACATCAAAAGCATTACCAGAAGGTGGAGCTGGATGTATTTCTAATTGATTAGTAAATCTATGATATTTCCAATTATATGTTTCTGGAGTGTATCTTCTTAAAGTTTCTAAAAAGTCCAATGTTATATGATATGTTATCAGATTATATCCATCATATAAACTATGTGTAGTATAAGTCGTGCCACCATATCTTGACATACCTAAAATGCCATCATAAAGACCAGAATTATAAAGATAATTATCAAGAGTAAATAATGTGTTGATACTTCCCCAACCAGCACTATCAGATGTATATGTTATCACTTCTCGTACGCCTAATGGTAAATCATATAAATTTTGACCTGCTGATAAGAGTATTGTAAAATAAACATTATCATTAGTTGATTGACCAGCTGACCATTTCAGCCATTTATCTCTTGCATAATCAATAGCATCATAAATATGTTCCCATTCTAATTCTACCTTTACTATTGGATATCCAAATCTTCTTAAAATTTTTTCTGCAAGTTCTCTTTTAGTAAGCATAATTATATATCCTTTTATATTATTATTTATAAATAATTATAATAATAGTATTTACATACTAGATAAAATTTGTTAAAATTTCTATTATTATTTATAAGGAGTGTGAAAATGCCAGAATTGAATATGGATAATTTAGATGAAGAATTTAATTTACCATCTATTGATAGTAGAACGGGATTGATTCAAAGAAAAGATGAAGATGATCCAGTAGAAATACTAAAAGATAATATTAACAGAGCAAATGAAATTCTTGATTTAGTACAAGATCAAATGGTTAGAGGAAATATAACTGCTCGATTAGTTGAAGTAGCTAGTGATTTAATAAATGGAATCACTGCG